AATTACGATAACAGCGGTTTGCTGATGGATGTGGTCGAATGGGCCGATATCGGCGGGCCGATCTACCGCGCCCTGTCACCGGATGCCGACGCCTATGTGATGTGCGATGACAAGAACCTGTTTGCCGCGCATGCGGGGTTTCTGGGGGCAGGGTTCCGGTTTCACAGTCTGCTGACTTGGGACAAGATCGTCCCCTCCAGAACGCGCTATTACATGAAAGATGGCGAGTTCACGCTGTATTTGTGGAAAGGCCGCGCAAGAGACATCACCTACGGTGGCGATAAACGGATCACGCGCATGGCGCGCCCTGCGGGGGCCGTCCATCCGACGCAAAAGCCGGTCGAGCTCATGGGGCGCTATATCGCAAATTCCAGCCGCGCGGGCGATCTGGTGCTGGATCCCTTCATGGGGTCCGGCACCACGCTGATTGCAGCGACTCAGCTGGGTCGCCGTGCCATTGGGATCGAGAAGAACCCTGAGCATTTTGAAGCGGCTTGTGCCCGCGTCCAGGCCGCTATGGCGGAGGTCGCCTGATGGATGCTCGGCTGAGATACACTGACCTTAATATACGGGGCACTATTTACCCAACAACTCAGGCAGCAGCTGCGGCGCACGGCGTTAGCGATCAGGCCATCCGTGTGGCGGCCCGCCGGGGCACTCTGCACCGGGTTGGCACAGGTCAAGGCGGTGTCGAGCCTATGCCAGTTCTGATCCGGGGCCAACGTTTCGATTCCGTCAAGACAGCAGCGGCTTACTTCGGTGTTACGCGCTCCGCGGTGCATACCGCGATGATGCGCGGCAAGCTTGACAACCTCGCACGGCCGCAACGCTACAACGGAGCGAAATCCAAGCCGGTGATGCTCGCGGGTATGCGCTTTGCATCAATGTCCGAGGCCGATCGGGTTCTCGGTTTCAAGCGGGGCTACGTCTCGCTCGCGCTCAGGCGGCAATCCCCGTCTGCCCTGCAGGCCATTCTTGGCGCTGTCATGCGCGAGCGTAATCGCCGCGATCAACAGGCGCGCAAAGCGTCGAACATTTCGGATTTGGGGGGGAATTGATGGACCTAAGAGTGGGACGGGCAGCCTTCGAACTGGTGGAGGCTGCGGAAATCGATGCGTATCCGCTGAGCCGTGATGATCGGCTCAACAGCCACTTCTTCATGGTGTGGGAGCGGCGTCGCTGGCTAAATTCGGACATGCGATTGAAGGCGCGGCCAGAGAGCCGGGCGCTCTACTTCGATCTGATCAACATCGCCTATGACCAATCCCCTGTCGGCACGCTGCCGAATGACATGGAGGTTCTGGCCAAACTCTTGATGGTACCAGAGGGCGATTTCCGCGCCCTGTGCCAGCTGGAGTACGGACCGTTGCACAAGTGGCGGCTGTGCCGCTGCGGCGATGAGCTGCGGCTGATGCATCCGGTGGTGTTGGACAGTCTGATCGAGGCGGTGTCTCGCAAAGAGGACAACCGCGCCAAGATGGAAGCAGCCAACACCGTCAAGCGCGTCCAGCGACTGCGCACCACGGTCGCGGGCTTGCAAGCTGATCTCGCCAAGAACGACGCCGCAGTGCGCTGGATGGATGAGTGGCTAGTCAAGCAGGATGTCGGATACCGGAACACGTCATGGGTAGAGCAGGCGATGCTCGCGTGGTCGGACCACATGATGGATATGCGTCAGGGCATTCGGCGCGGGGTGAGACCATGAGTGTCGTGAACTGTCCGGTGGACACTCTTGAGACAGTTGCAGGACAGTCTGAGGACAGTGTTTCAGGATTGTCCAATGAAATCAGCAACCTGCTTAATCTGTCTCGAAGTGTCCTACACGACAGGGACATAGACAGAGACAAAACACAGACAAAGACCGTTGCGTACCACAGCAGGCGGATCGCCTGTGGATAACTTGCGAAGCTGAGAAAAGGGGAATGGGGCAAATGGATCAGATCACAAGCACCGACAGCGCGCAGGAAGCCGCCGCGCCGCAGGAAACCAACCGGGCCCGGGTCCGCAGGCTCTTCATCGATCCACTGGTCAAGGATGGGATGCGGTTCAAGCATCACACCTCGGCTGACGATCAGCGGCGCAAGCTGGATCAGATGGCGGATGATCTCGGTTATCTCTCGGACGAGTCCCTACGGGTGCTAGCTGCCTGCATGCGCACCAAGGGCGAAGGCACGAACAAGGTGTTCTGGCCCAGCCGGGTCAGCCTTCTGGGATTTGCTGAGGCGCGAGAGCGCATGCCGTTGGAGGATGTGCCGGGGCTGCGGTCGTGGTTCGTCTCGGCAGCCGGTCGCAAGGCAGCCGCAGTGCAGGGCCGATTGGTCGCTGAATATGCCTTCTGGAAGAGCCACAAGCGGCCACCGCTCGCGGATCGCGAATGGGCCGGGATCAACGAGCGGGCCGCGGACTATGCGCGTCGGGTCGAGTTGATTGAGGATCGGCAAGCGCGTGGCGTGCTGGTGACTGGCGAAGAGCGGAACTGGCTGCGGCGCTATCACGAAACCGAAGCCATGCTCCGCGGCTGGCTGGATGAGAAAGGCGCATGATGCAGATGGCACCACTGAAGGCCGAGGCGATGGGCCGCGTGCGCAAGCGGATCTCTATCCAGCGGCTGTTGGAATGGGCATTCGCCGATGAGTGCGCCTCGATCGACTTCGAGGATGAAGGCACATTGGCGCCGGGCTATGGCCATGTAGGCAACGCCTACCGCATGGCGCAGCGCGGTTTGCTGGGCTGCAAGATCGATGGCGGTGGCCGTTCATATCCGGACCATGATGCTGACATCGTTGCCTCAGCGGTGGCCGTGCTGCCCGAAGGCTGCGGTGGCCGGCGCATGGCGGTGCAGATCGCTGAGTTGGCGCGTGCGCGTGCTGTGCCGGAAGCCTATGTCGGGGCGGTCACGCGATGTGAGCCCATCGGGTGGCGCGAGAACCAGCACGGTCGGCGTGCTGTAACTGAAACGCTCGGGCAGGTCGCTGACTGCAGTGGTCGCAAGGTGAAGCGCCATGACATTCGGGTGTGTCCGGTTGTGTTCCGTCCTGCTGCGGATCAGATCGCAGCGGCGCGTCGCAATTATTTGCAGTGGTGGTCAGCGCTGCTGGAGCTTCGAGTTTGTCTGCAAATTCAAAATGATATGTCGCGTTGGAATGTCTCGCACGAGCTGCCGCCCCGCACGCCTTGGAAAAAAGCTCTTGCCGAATAATTCTGCCCCCCCTAGACATAGAACAAATACCCCAATCGCGCCCGGTGAGGATGATCCTCGCTGGGCGTTTTGCGTTTGCGGGTGGGCGGAGGTGTCGCATGGGTAGGCTTGCTGGTCGGGGCATGGGCTCACGGATCGGCCGGACTGCTTCGCGGCTGAACGCGGACCCAAAGAAGCCTGTCAAAGCCGAAGGCCCGCGTCATTCGTCGCACCGGTGGTACTCGCTCGCCCGCTGGCGTCGGTTGCGCTGGTCGGTGCTCGAAGAGGCGCGCTTCACCTGCGCTTGGTGCAAACGGATCGAAGCGAACACATCAAAGCTGGTGGCTGACCATAAGCGCGCACATCGAGGCGATCCGGAGCTGTTCTGGGATCGCAATAACCTGCAGTGCCTCTGCAAAGCCTGCCACGACAGCGAGAAGCAGCGGCAGGAGCGCCGAGGGGAGGGGGGGTAAAAGTCTGCCACCCCGCCAGAGCGGAAACCGGCAGCCCCATCATTCGGAGATTTTTTTCTGGTGGATCAGAGATTTGACTTACTGGGTGACCCTATCCCTGAGGGGCGCGGTGGTCCGGGTCGAACCGGCCACATCGCCACTTCAAAAAATGCGAGCAAGATCAGAGCCTTGCTGGTCGCGGGTTTGAATAACTCGCAAATCGCTCGGGAACTGGGCATCAGCGTACCGACGCTGAGGAAGCATTATTTTCAAAGTGGGAAAATCAAAGCCAAGATGGCGCGGGAGATGGCGATCGCAGAAATGCGCGCCCGCAACATCCTCCGCCTCGATGCCCAGGCGGACAAGGGCAGCGTCTCGGCCATGCGCGCCTTGGAGCCACTGCTCGAAAAGGCGGAGCGCGACATCGCAGAGCGCGAGATGGGCAATGAGCAGCCGCGCCAGCAATCGCCGGGGGTTAAACAGCGCCGCGAGCTCATGGGCCATGAGGCCGATGATGAACTTGAGCGCGAGCTGAGCCAAGAATCGAGCCATGGA